CTGTGCTTTGTAATTTCTTATTTTAAGCTTCTGTACTCGTTCTTTATATTGCTTATAAGTCCCAATATCGTTATAAGCATCTAAGATCCACTCAGTGAGTAGATCTTCGTTAAAGTTTAATTCTGATACTGCAATTTGTTTCCAGTTTTCAATTACAGTGCTTATAGGTACTAATTCTATATTAATCATCGTTTATTATTTTTTTAGCTAATTCTCTATTTAAAAATCTATATGGTTTAAAGCTATAATACTTTGTTCTTATGCTTTTTCCCCAAGATATTCTATATCTAACTCTATTTGAATGAAAATTTGTATAGTAGATAGTTTTACCTAATTTTTTTGTCATTCCAAAATCTACTAATTTCTTATCAGATTTATAAGCAGTTAAATAAAATATCCCCAATCCAGAAAGACTCACTCTGTTTCTATAGATGAGTCTTTGTCCAGCAACTTTAAATATTTCTTCTACAACTCTTTTATATGTTTGCTTATCCTCAAATTTGCTATCCTTTGCCGCTTGAGTTAGAGAATAAAAAGGTTTTGGTTTATTACTTACCCTTCGCATTATTTAAAGTATCGTCAGTTGTACTATCATTTGTAACATCCTTCTTAAAGTAAGGATATACTTTCATTATCATTTCATTCATAATAGAATACATAGTTGTAACTAGTCTGCTATCTAAAGGAAACTCTGTGTCTAATAAATCACAAACTGGGCCACATGTAGCTTTAATTACTTCGTCATCATAAAATAATCCTTCAATTTTTATCCATTTAGGACTATTTAAATCTGGTACAAATAAATAGTTGTTTTTAATCAAATATTTAAAATCACTTTCTTCAATAAAAGAATATCTTTTAAATGAGTTAGAAGACTCCGATAGTATTCTATTGTAAGTATCTCCCCTATCATTATACACTTTGTTAATCATGTTATTGATAGTTTCAGGGATAGGGTTTTTTGATTTCAACCACTTGCATCCTGAAGGAAGCTTTTCACAACATTCGTTAGTATCTGCTAATTGAAGCTCAACACATTCTAAAGTTTGTAAAGCTAAATTATAATTAAACCTAGGGTCATTTAATCTATCATATATTAATCTAGCTCTAGCTAATTTCATTAAATGATAGATATATTTTGTAGGAAAATCTGTGTCATCTGTAGGAAGACCATGATCTATAGGCACCCTATACCCACTTATAATTTCTCTTATTGTCATAATGTTTTATTTTTAATTATACTGTGCTTCTAGCCAATTTGTATAACTTGTTAAAAAAATTTGATAAGGCATATTTCTAAATTTGCATAAAGGGTGAGAAATAAAATACCTATAAATTTCTACTAAACTTATAGTGTTTTCTCCCATATCAACATTGACTTGGTTATTATTTATATTTCCTCCTGTAGAATAAAAAAAAGTTCTCATACTACTATATAAATATGTGAGTTAACCTTGCCACTTGTCCAAACTCTTTATGGTGAATAAATCCTTCTATCGCCTTTGGTACTCCTGTATACCCATTTCTATGATGCCAGCTATCTGAAGCACTAGGACTTCTTAAACTTTCAATTGTTACTCCTATATGGTCCTTAGAGGTCTTGTGGTGTACATGGTGAGTATAAATATATCTATGCTTGCATTCACTCCATTCTTTTGATTCGTGGGCCATTAACAAAGGCAAATCATTTTGTTTTGCTCCATCTCCGTGAGTTGTTCCTATTAGATTATTATGATATTTATAATACTTTCTATGTGCAATAGAGCAATCAAAAGTAATATTATCACAGTTTCTAAACCAAGTCTTAATCACATCTGCTAAGAAAAAGCCGTTAGTATAGTCATGGTTCGATGGGTTGAATGTAAAATGAACATCTGCCACTGGTATTAACATCATTAACACATCTACATACAACTGCTTGGCTACCAAGAAATTAGAATACCACATACCATCTGTATCTTGTGGAGTACCACTTGTTGTAGTCCTCCTTGGATTATCAGTGTGCAAAATATCATTTCCTGCTACAAAAATAATTTGGTCAATATTAAACCCTGATGTTTTATCCAAAATACCTTGTACCCCTTTTAAAACTCTTTCTACCGCAATATTTACATTATATTCATCTCCTGTTTCAAAAGCCATAGCTAATTTACCTATATGAATATCCGCAGGATCTATTATCAATAGATGGCCCTCACTACTAGGGGTTCTTTTTATTACAGGAAAAGAAGGAGAAAAACTTTGTAAATCTTCTATTAGTTCATTATAGAATCCATCTTCTTCTTTTTTCTTGTATAAAGGATTAGTAAAGAACATTGAAGCATCTTGTGTTTTTAACCACCCATGCTTTACATCTTCTACAGGTAATCCTAGTTTTTTACTTTCTTGGTAGATAGCATTTAATTCTTTAACTGTATCCACCATCTCTGTAGGAACCCATACATTAGTCCCTTCATTTATTTTTTCTTTTACAAAGGAATTTTTTCCTGATTGTTTCAGTAAGAAATTTAATTCTTCTGGACATAGGTTAAACCCTTCTCTATTCAGTCTTTTAAGTAAAGTTTTTTTACTCGGTCTTCCAAATTGTAGATAATTTTGATTGTTTTCTCTCCAATTTAAAAATTTATTTATTGTTTTTTGTGCTATCATTATTATAATTTTTATGCAAAAGTAATACTTTTTTTATTTATCGCACATATTTTTTTACAAAAGTAAAAAAAAATTATGATTTTATTAGTTTTTATAAAAAAAATACCCCTTGCTTAAAGGGAATCAGCAAGGGGTATCCGATAGAATTGCTCTATCTTTATATTTATCTCACGCAAAGATACTACTTTTTTTTTAATTAGAAGAAAAAAATGTATTTTTTGTGATTTTTTAACATAATTATGGCATATTACTAGAACATAAGTTATAGTATATATATTTAGAAAATAAAAGGTTCTCCCGAGAAAAAATCTAGGCAATTTGAATACTTTGCAATAAACGCATCTATCTTGTTTCTATTGGTAAGTTCGTTCATAAAACTCCATATACATTTCTGTACTTAGGAATATTTACTATCGTGTATTTTATAGGAAACTGGGAAGCCCAATTCTTACGTCTTTTGATCCTATTTTTTCCTCTCCTTCCCTAAAGGTATCTAAATTGTTAATCCTCGGAGGTCCTTACTTATTTAAAACTATCTAGTGAAATCTTATGAACCAGGGTTTCCCCTCAAACGTCAGGCACCAGAAATTTGTCTCAGTGAGATAAATATTCTGCAAATATACCTCTTTTATTTTATTTGTCAATAGTTTTATTTTATTTTTATTCCAAAAGCAATACCAACACCAGGCTGTATACCTTGTGGGGTAAAGGATAGAGTTGGACCAGCTATTAAAGAAAATTTATTTCTTGCCTGCAAATATTGTATATGTTTCACTCTAACTGTATCCCTTACAAGCATTGTTTTGATTAAAGTATCTGATTTAACTATTACTTTATCACAGTTTGTAAGGGATGTTTTTAGGGCTACCACTAAGCTGTCACAAACAGAATCTTTGCCTGCAACATATCTTTCATCTATCTTATATACAATCTCTTTGGATTTAATGTAATGATCTTTCACCACCTCTCTTTCCACTATCAATGTGTCAACTTTTCTAGACAAACTGTCTTCTAGTCTTTGTATAATAGCTTCATCTTTGGCAATAGTGTCTTTTGAAATCCACATATATACTCCTAGTAAAACAATAAGAATTATAAATAAATATTTCATTATTCTGCTTCGTTTTCTTCGTTTTTATTAGATTTTATAATGCTTGTAATTTTTTCTGTAGCTGCAATACCAAATGAACCTAACACTAGCACTTCAAAAGCATTGAATATAAATTCATTTACAACAAGCTCTTTTCCTAAATATCCTGTAACAATATCTACAATTGCGAATAAGGACATCATAATAAATGCCAGGAATCCAATAACAGATTTCTCATTAATTGAATTATCATCGCTAAACATTTCTCTAAAAAATTTCATAGTTTTATTTTTTAAGTTTTTGTAGTTTTAATTTATTTATAAGGAACATAACTTGTTTTACCGTTAACTTTTACGGCTTTAAGTATTTGGTTTCTTTGTTTACCAGTTGATTCATAAGAAACATGAACCCAATCAGGATTTTTATCTGTACCAAATTCCCAAATCATTTGGTCAAAATTCAAGTTATCTTTAATGTAATGGAATACTTGAGCATTAGTAACTCCGCTTGAGCTACCATCCATATCAATATCAATTGCTTCACCTTGGCAATGTTGTGAGGTTAAACTCCCGCCAATAGCTTGGTTTAGAGCTTTGCTTCTATATCCACTAGATATAAAAATAGGAACATTAAAATGCTCTCTAATAGGCTCGAATATTTTTTCAGCCAATAATTTAAAGTTTTCAATGTGTTCTGGAGTTGGCATATTACTAACTCCTTTTCTTTTTGCAGTCTCTGATCTAGTAACTTCTGCTAGATCTAAATGTTTTGATAATTTCATGGTTTTATATTTTAAAAGTTTTAATTTATTTGATTAATTGTTAATATTGCTGAATAAGAACTAGGTGTAGGGTTAACTGCTTCGTAAGATTTCATACTTATAGTTTCAGAATTTGTTGTGGCCCATACAAGTTGAAAATAATCATTTGCAATAGCTTCTACAAAATAGTTAAATGATACTGTATTACGACCATTTATTTCATTATATTTAACGGGTATTGTTATATAACGAGCAGTTCCTGCTATATCAGCAATAGAGTCTTCTCCATTTTTTCTTAGCCAAATAGACACATCGTTAAATTCTGTACTTATATTTTCAAATTGACAACTAAACTGTATATTATATTTTCCAGGATTTAAAAACCTAATAAGAGTTTTATTTCCTAATAAATCAAGTTCTATATTAATCCCCTGTTCTGAAATATCTGCCGTATTAAATTTAATTCCATATCCTTCAGTATTAGTAGCCGCAAATTGACTTTCTTCATTTTTCCAAGAACCATAAGACTTTGAAATTGCACCTGTAATATAATTATACACCGCACTTGTGCTTGGATAGCTTACATCACTTATTTCTTCGGGAATTATTACAGTAACTTTATTTGCTACATTCTCTGGTGTATATCCTAGTGCGTAAGTAACATCCCCGCTTTCTAGATATACATCTCCCTGTCTTTCATTAAAAGAATTTACTCCACTTGATGTTCCAGGTATTTTATTAATCCATTTTTGAGTAGTACTATCATAAGATAATACATCGCCTTCTTCTAAATTATCAAAAGAAATTCCTTCTACATCATTTAAATTAGGAGTGGATAAATTATAAAATCTATTATTTTGAAAATCCCATCCATAAAATTTACCTTCTGGATTTAGATAATAAATAGTATCATTAAACCCTTGATTAGGTAAAAAATTTAAATAAGTAATTGTCATTAATTATTTATTTTTTGTAGTTTTCTTTATTTCTTGAGTTCTTATTAAAACTTCTTTTAAGTTTGTCCAAATGGAAAAACCAAAGATAGCTTTTATATTTTCATCAATACTTTTCGCCTCAACAAAGCACAAAGACAATGTTATGAATTTAGTTAGTAAATAATCATTCTGATAGTGTGCCTTAGTGAACTCATTTATCAAATTGTAGTCTATTATAAAGAATGTTATTACTGTTAATTGATATAGTAAAAACTTGCTTATAATAACACTTGCTCTTCTAGACGTGACAGACTCCCATCCTTCTTGTTTAATTGCTTTTGTAATGCCCAATATAGTATCTAGAGCAATCATAGCTCCTACCGCTAATAATAAACCCGCTATCGGAGAAAAAAACGTAATTATGGACATTATGAATGCATTAAAATACTTTCCCATTATTTCTTAGTTATAAGATTAAATACTTTTAACGCTGCAGCATCATTATCCTTTAAATAAGCATACTTTGCTTTTAAGAACTCTAACAAACTTTCTTCTGTAAATTTACTCATAATTAATTATATTTTCTTATATCTAAAATTGTAGGTATAGTGCTCCCAATAACATCGTCTGAAGGAATTCCGTTCTTATATGAAGTAATTAGAATTGAATTAATAAAAGTAGGGACTACTTGGACTAAAAAAGTATCAGCTCCATTAGTAAAAGTGCCTCCTAATATTGTAGCATAATCTGAGGGGCTATTAAAAATAGGTTTGTCAAACACCACTGCATACTCTCCAGGATTTATATAACTATATGTTGCTGTTACTTGTAAACCATTACTAAATAAAACTTCTACTGTAGGTTCAGATCCTATGCCAAATTGTTTTAATGAAACTGTGTAAGAAGTAAAATTGTCTAATCCACAACATTTATATATTAAGTTATACAGTCTTGTACCAGCAGTTCTCCCAAATAAAATAAAGAGGTCTTTTTTGCTTAATAATTTTTTTTCTAAAAATGCCATTATCTATTTATTTATTTGTCTAATATGTTTTGTTTAGTATAAAAATATCACTGTAGATATTATTTGTTGCATTGTTACTTCCCCATTGTATAGTGACATCTAAAGTATTATTTATTGTAGTATTAAAAGTTGTATTATTAATTACATTAAATGCAAACCCTTGAACAGAAGCATTAGAA